TATGTATGTTACACTATTTTAAGCTTTTAGTTCATATTAAAGCTACCCCTCCTTAAAGCTAACTTGGTACTTTCCTACTGAGTTAGCTTTTTTTATGGTTACTACTCTATATCTTATAGCTGTAGCTGCCTGGTATTCCCTCAGTACCTTTGAGGGAAATTCCCAGATAGAGGAGTGTATTGCCCTTAAGCAACACATCGAAAAGAACTTTGATATGGAAGCTACCTGTGTATCCAGACAAGATAATCTATTGATACATGATAGTGTGGCGTATATTAATACCTCATTTAAAAATAATTAAAATTTATAATAAATCGTATAGGTATTTCTTTAGAGGTGACAGCTCGATGACGAATAGAATTATTCATAATAAACATTTTATTAGCCTCTCCTTTTATAAATGTAGGTTCAGCATCAGTCTCTAATTCAGTTCCTCCATCACAATCATTTAAATAAAAGATCGCTGTTTTATAGTTTTCAATGTTAGGGTAATCAAAATGCCAAGCTGATTTTTCAAATAGCTTACCAATAAACATATTAGCTCGAACTTGTATGGGAGCTGTCGCATTTAATTTATTCAATATTGGAATTATGAAAGGCTCATATACAGTAGACATAGAATTCATAAAGTTATAAAAACAATGAGTAAAATATATCGAGCTTCCTTCTGCCATCCCCTCCACCATCCGAACCCGCCTTCTCCAAGGAAAGTCAAGATCCATAATTACATTTTCAAGTTCTTTAAAATGTTCTTCTGGTAAAAAATTCTCATGGATTTCATAGCGTGCTAAATCATTCATGCTCGATCATTCTTATAATCTTATTTTTAAATCCAAATTTACTCCACATATCATAAAAATCAGATAACCTTTTCCCCTTTTTCAACGGGAAAGTATTTGACTCTATTATATGGTTATAAAATTTAGATAGTTTAAAAGACACATAAAACTGCTTAAAAACAATAGGTCTTTCTGTATGGAATCTAAGGTAGTAAAGAGGAACCTCAGAATCTATAACGAAACTATCTCCTTCCATTGGTTTATTAAAATAAAATTGGACACTGATCTGTCTAAAGTATTTGCCAATATCAAATCTTCCATTCATTAACGTAATATTCTTATTTGCCTCCTCAAGATAAGGAGAAACTTGTGACATAACTAATGACTTCTCATAAGGGGCAAAGAATATGTGATTGTCTAACCATCTAATAAGCGAAGCAGGGGGTACGCCTTGTATCTCAACATGCTGATTAAAAAAATCTTGATCATAGTCTTTTGAAAAGAAGGCATTAGCTTTACCTACTTCTAGCCTGTAATCATAATAAGGCAGTATCCCATACAGATTCTGTAATTCATCAAGAATGGCTGGGCATCTTTTAACATTAGGATGAGAATTAAAAATATCTCTCTGCAAAAATCTTTTAGTGATCTCAACAGGAGCCTCTGCTCTCAATCCTTGCTCAGTCCCAGGAGCCGTACTGTCAACAGCCCACCAAATTTCAATTGGTTTGCTTATAAAAGACCTGACGACATTCTCCTTTTAGTTATTACTTATCTTCATAAGCCTCGTTCTTGTTAGTTGTGGTAGGATCATCTGCAATATACTTACCATAACTGGTTCTGGCTCTCTTTTTAATAGCTTTGTTAACAGCTTTAGCTTTAGTAGATGCCTTCTTTTTAGCTTTTACCACAACATCTTCTACTTTCTCTTCTACTTTCTCTTTAACTTTTTCTTTTACTTTTTGTTCAGCAAGATGCTTTACTTCACTAGCAACCATCTTCTCTAAGAAAGCCCAGATTTTAGCTACTAAGTTTTTAACGCTATCAATAAGTCCCATTTTATTTCTCCTGTTTTAAATTTTTTGGAGTATAGACTTCAACAAAGGCATCACATTGAGGACAAGATAAATTAGTCACCATAGAAAAAGATTCGTTCTCTTCTTCGATGTCATTATCTCCGCCCCAAATTAATTCGTGGTTACAATGCCAACAGTCCATACTTTAAACCCACTTGTGTGTTTTCTTTTTACCACTGTATTTAATAGCCAAACCTTCAGCTATTAAAACATCTGCTATATGAGTACCATCCATCTGATAAAGATTACCAAGTACACGCCCATATTTTTCTTTAGCAGTACCTTCTTTCTTATCGTCATCAGTGCTGCCTCTTAAAAGCTTTTTACTTTCTACCCAGACTTCTTTACCACAAAGCTCCTGCATTCTTTTCTTAGCTACTTTAGCTAATTGTTTCTCTTTTGTTCTCTCTGGATATTTTCTAGTATTAATTTTACTTTCGGGGGTATCTATACCTTTCAATCTAACAGAACATTTTAAAAATAAATCAAAACCTAGATCTAAAATAACCCAGACTGTATCCCCATCGTAGACTCTATCTATCTTCCCCCTATAGACAAAGTTCTGTCTTTTAGTGGTCTTTTTTATTTTTAGTTTTTTCATTTGTTTCTCTCTCTGGATAGTTTCTTTATTTCAGCTTCAGCATAGAACTTAATCTTCTTAGCATCTCGTAACTTATTACTGTGTGATGCCTCTCCATATCTATAGCAGCTACGAAAGATCTCACCTATCTGAGCATTCATATTTTTATGAGAAATAATATCTTGTATCTCTGTTGCATAGTCAGGCAGTTCATAATACTTAGCTGTTGAACCATCTGACCTGCCAGGATCATTGTCATAAGATTTCCTAGAAGCGTTATCCCATTCTTCAGGGGTAGCATCATTCAACTTCGCTTTCTTTGGCATCAGTCCTCCATTCTTCAGGGATTGTAGCAATGGTGTACCATCTAAACTTATTAGCATCAGCCCACTCAGCATGGCTTCTTTTAGTACCATCTTTTCTTTTCTGAGCCATTGGCATAGGTAACTGAGGATCAGCGAAAAGAAAAACTAATTCAGTATTATCAGGCAACACCTTTTTAATCCACACATACTTATTGTACTCAGCATGATCCCAAAACCTACCCTTAGCTTCGATTAGTATCTGCTTACCTTCAACTTCTTTCACAAAATCAGGTTCATATTTATGCTCTACAACATACTGAACCTGGTCACCATGATGTTGCCAACCTTTTAATACTGTTTTATGAATTATTCTTTCAAAGCCAGAGTCATAGCCTCCCTTAGTTCTTCTAAGTTCAGGAGGTCTTGCTTTCCTTTTGCGTTTCATTAAACCCTGCCAGTCTTTACACAGTAGTTCTTAACATCTAAAAGAGAGATGGCTCCCAGCTCCTGTGTTTTAACCATGTTCTTTAGTATAGATCTCATCCCCCTAGTAGACATTGCAATAGCATAATGACCCTTTTCATTTGGGGCATACTCTGTTTTAGCTACAGATTTCTTAGTAACTTTCTTAGCTTCTGGTGCTGAAAGCTGTTCTTTTAATAAAGCCATCGACAGTTCTTCTGCTTTTCTGCTTATCTTTTTGGCTGTCTTAGAATTCATAACAGTGGGATCTCATCTACTTTAGGTAAGCTGGCTACCCTGGTTAGATACCTAACACCATTTGAATATCTAAAGGCTCTTAATCCCTGACCACCATTAACATCACTCCAACATTCTTTTTTATGAGAGCAGTACACACAGGTAGGTACTAGCTTCATGTTACCTTGTTTACCTTCAGGTACAGGCTGATAACATAACTCAGGAGGACTATCCTCTTTTAATATTTGGAGTATGTTATCTATCTTAATTGAGGGATTGGGTTTTACTAGCTCACCTGGATCATAGTAAGCAAGCTCACCTGACTCTTTGTTAACAGCAAGGAAGCCTCCATTAGCAGATTCTTCAGCAGCTTCATAGGCAGAGAGCTGCATAAGGTAACCAAAGGGATCATTGTCATGGAGTGTGCCATCAGCAAACTTCTTGAAAGCAAAGTTAGAAGCAGTCTTTATATCTACTACTTCACCATTAATCTTACAATCAATATGGCCTTTGATACCTTTAAGCTCCACTTCCTTTTGTTCATCAGTGACTTCAGTACCTGTCATGCGAACAAGCATAAGAACTATCTCTTCCATCAAGTGACCATAAAGAAACTTAATAAAGGTTTGAGGAGTTATCCTTGCGGCTTGTGTTTGTTTCCTGCTGTCAAACCATATCTGTCTTAAAGGCTTCCCAAGGTTAGACATCCTGACAGAGAATTCAGAAGAGGGTTTAGGAGTAGACCAATGCCTTAAAGCATCTTTAAGGGCTTCTCCTGTTCGTTCTATATCTTCTTCTGATAGGTTAATAGGCCCATCATTGAGCTTGTCTAACTCAGAATAGATAGTTTTAACTATAGAAGTATTCATTGTAGATGCTTCCAATTTAAATTGTCGTACAGTGTCTGTCGATAAACTCTTTGGCAGCGGCTGATGAAGTCAGTGTCTTCCCAATTAGTATTCCCTCTCACCCAACAGTCTCTTGCAACATGCATTTCTTCTACCAGCCCTTCATCGTTAGCTGATATGTAAGCAGCTTTTTCATCTCGAAAGGCAAACCTCCCAAGATGGTAGGCTCTTTGCCACAGTTGTTTATTCACTTTACACCTCCTTAGTGTGTCTCGCTCCAGTTATTACCTACCTTATACTCTCCATCCAAGGGGCAGTTAAGACTAAAAGATACACCAGCTTCTTTGATAGACTGTATGCCTAACTCTCCTACCTTATCAGCCTCATCTTCTTTAACTTCTATCTGCCACTCATCATGCACATTAGCCACAAAGTGTGTGTCATAGTCCCTAAGTTTCTCATTCAATATGACAAGAGCCTCTTTCATTACAATGGCACCTGCACTTTGAAGAAGTGTGTTCAAGGCACGATGTTCACTTCTAATAGTGAGCTTCCTGTCATCTAATCCTTTGAGGCAGTTATTTTTCTGGACTGTTCTTGATACTCTGTTTCTAAGATTCGTAAATGATGGAAGATTATCGAAGAAAGATCTTCTAAGTTTTGCACCTGTTTCTTTGTTTCCTCCAGCCACTGCCCCAAGCCTTGCATCTCCTGCTCCGTACAAGAGCGAATAGATGAATGTTTTTGCCTGATCTCTAGATTCAAGTCCTGCAAGTTTTTGATTAGCGGTGTGGATGTCGCCTGAGATAATTTCATTGATATAATCCTGGTCATTCATATAGTGAGCTAACATGCGTAACTCAAGTCCACTGGCATCTATGCCTACCAGCTTGTACCCATCAGATACACGCCAGCATTCTCTTAAAGATCTCCCATAAGGAACAGATGCACTAGGCACCTGTGCCATATTAGGTTTCCTGTGTGTCATGCGTCCTGTCACAGTACCATTGTGTATTACATGGCTGTGTACCCTGAATGTAGCGGGGTTAGCCTCTTCTATCCAAGAGTTAAGCTGCGTGAGGCGCTTCTCTAACAAAAAATAGTCCTTAATATGTCTTGCTTCTGGGATATTAGTGACAGTCTCAAGCACCTTTTCATTCAGGATGATGTTACCTTTATCAGTAAACTTGGTAGGCTTCCAACCAAAATCCTGTAGATATTCAGCAAGCTGCTGCCTGGAAGAGACAAGAACTTCTTTAGTGTATTTCCTTACTATATAGTCTGGTCTGAGCTGTTGGTCATTTACTTCCCTGAGACTATACAGCTCTGTCATTTCCAGCAGTTCATCTTCACTAAGTCTTGTACCAGCCCCATGCTCTGTCACTGCATTCCTGGCTATCCCTCCAGACTTCTTGTACTTAGGATACAGCTTGGTTTCTATAATCTTAGGCTT